AATAGAAAGCGGTATTCCTGAGGGAGAAACAGTTACTAATCCAAGATATAAAACTTCAGTAGTCGCAAATAGAAGATTGTATGTAGGTAATGTTATGGCTACATACCCTGACGGAAAAGAAGAAGTATTAGGTGATACAATGATAAAATCTGTTGTAGATAATTACGATGTATTGCCTTTAAAGAACGCTATAGATGCGTCAGTTAAAGATGGTGATGAAATTGTAAAGTTAGTTCATTATGGCGACAGGATATTGCAGTACAAAAAAAGAACGTTATACATTATAAACATTTCACAAGATAGAGAATACTTAGAGTCAACACATAGACAAAAAGGTATTCCTGTAAAATCAGCAGTTGTAGAAACAGATTATGGAATTGCTTGGGTAAATGAACACGGGTGCTATTTGTACAACGGAAGAACTATTGTTGACTTAATGATTGACAGACAAGGAAGAAAAAAGTTTGATCCTGAAGCGTGGAAAGGTTCTATTGGAACGACTGTGGATGCTCCAGTGAGCGTAGGTTATAGCGCTACAGGAAAAATTCTTGTTATTGATTTAAAATCTAATAACACATCTTTAAATGCTTATGTTTATGATTTTAAAACAGGCGCGTGGTCTTTTAATCCATTTAGCTTGACAAGCGCAGACAGTGATAAATCAAGAAGTAATTTTGTGCAAAGGTGGGATGGTGAATTAATGTATTCTAATGCTGGTGCATTTTATTTATGGAAAGATGAAATGCATAAAGGACAGTTAGCGGATTTTACAACTAAAGATTATATTCTTGCAGCTCCGCATAAAAAAGTAAAATTATATAACGTATATGTGACATATAAATCTACAGAAGATATTGCTGACGCTGTTCAAAAACTTAGATACGCTGTAGATGGCACAGGAAATTTTAGTAATTTTGCGTCTTGTTCTATAAATAGTGCAGCTGTAACTAATTTACCCTCTACGTTTACCGCTTTAAAAAATGCAGGCACACCTGTGTTAACAAATGGAACAACAAGTGCTTTCGCATCAAATGACGCTATAACTATTGATAGTAATGGTGTATACGAAATTGAGCTTGGTGATTTTATATCTATTGCAGGCGATAATAATGAATATATGAAAGTTCTTGAAGTTCAATATACAAACGTATTGAGAGTAGCAAGAGGGCATCCTATTGGCGGAGTTCTTGACGCTACAAGCAATGATAGTGCACTAACAGTTTTAAAGTGGAAACAAGCAAAATTTGGAATAACAGAGACAGTGGACTCTGAAACAAGAAATGGTGTAACTTGCAATAGTGTACAGGTGCGATTTAGGCCAGCTGTAGAAACTGGTTTAATGATACAAAGTATTATTTTTGAGTACAGACCTTTATTTAAGGAAAATGCATAATGGCATATATGGAAAAAGAAGGATTTAATCCAGCAGTTCCCGTTGATGAAAATGATCTATATAGAGATATTCTTGCAATTAAGAACAAAGCTCAAAATAAAATAGAAGTAAAGACTGGTTCGCCTAGCGTTAATGAGTTAGAAGAAGGTGGAATAGCTTTGCGATATATTCCAGGTCAAGGTATGTTTTTATTTGTAAGATATATTAATAGATTGTTTAACACAAGATTAGCGGAAGAAGGTCGTACAGGTATTCAAAAAATAACTGACAGCACAGGCGGAACTGTTACAGATACAGTAGATGATACAACTTCAGGACAAAAAGACGACGTTGCAACTTTGGCAGCTAAAGTAAACGAAATTATAGGAAAATTATAATGGCAGAAATACAATTCCCCCAATACCCTGTTCAAGAAGGGCCTAGTTTTAGTTCGATTGCACAGCGACAAAGAATGCTACTAGATGACGCTATGATAGCAGACCAAGAACAAAAAGCAAGAACGCAAAAGGTAGCTGTT